AGCAGTTAATCTACTTTGCATAAGAACTCTTTGTAACGCTCTTTTACCTAGACTAGTCTCACCGGTATAAACTTCTTTAGAGTGTTTTTCTTCTTCCTCAAAGATGGCAGAACACTTGGCATAATTCTCAAAATATACGCCAAGTTCTTCTCCAATCTGAGTGTAGATATCGTTAGGCTGCTGCTTACTTAACTCAATTACACGGTTTTTTTCCTGAACATACTGGTTGCGTTCAGCAACAGTAGGAGGGTTGTCTTTGTGGCGTGAGTTAAACTGTTCTTCAAGGTCATTAAGAACGCCTTTAACATCTCCTGCCGCACTTGCTATTTCCTTATATAGTTCACAACCTTTTTTAACCGCTTGTACTGCACCATTAGCCAAAGCAAATAGTGTTAATGGATCCATTTTCTCCGTAATAAAAATGTTGCATAACGAAGAAAACTAATGTATTATTTTAACTTCAGAGTCAATTTTAGGTGATCGGCGAAATTGCTAACTACCTGGTCAGATTGTTTCAACCACGGTCCCCAAAACCCATAAGTAAGAGTATCATATGCTTTGGTGAAATGATGATATCCATTTCTCTTTAAATCAACAAATTCGCATAAGAAAGCCGTGTACTTATCAGTCGCATCAGTTATGGTATATGAATAAGTGGGTTGTGGATTCCAGTACATTTTCACCCTTAAATTTAGTGGTTACTTACTATTTATGCCATAGAACCTCTTGATTTTCATTAAAATTTATGATACAATGCTATACATTTAACCTTATGGAGATAACATGGTAAACGTTTTAGTTCTCAAACTAGTCACTGGAGAAGATATTATGGCAGAAGTTGAGTCTGGTGAACTCGGTTATAAAGTCATCAATCCAGTTAGAATCGCTGTTATGCCTGGACCCAATGGGCAACCGAACGTAGGATTTGCACCCTGGCCTATACATGCAGACCAAGAAAAGGATAGCGAATATAATATTGCAAAAAAACATGTAGTATATGAATATTCACCAGCACAAGAATACTTAAACAACTATAATCAAATCTTTGGGTCAGGAATCGTTCTTCCCCCTTCCAAACAACTTATCACTGGCTAATGACTACATTCTATACTAATGTTCAATGTTTCGGCAACAACATTCTCTATCGTGGGATAGAAAACGGTAAACGAATCAAAGAAAAGCTTCAATATCAACCCACTCTATATGAGATGGTGAGAAAAGAAACTCCGTTCAAAACATTGAATGGAGAATACTTACACGAATTCAAATTCAATTCGATTCGTGAAGCAAGAGACTATCTAAAACAAAACGAAGGCGTTACTAATAAGAAGATTTATGGTAATACTCGTTTTGAATACAACTACATCTCTGAGCAACATCCAAATGAAGTTGATTGGGAGCAATCATATCTGCAAATTGCAATCATTGATATTGAAGTTGGTTCTGAAAATGGATTCCCTGATCCATATGAAGCATCAGAACCAATTACTGCTATTGCTGTAAAGTATCTTGGTGGTAAAACTTATGTTTGGGGTTGCGGTGACTTTGAAAATAATGATGAGAGTGTTACATACTTCAAGTGCCGTGATGAATATACCTTGAGCAAAAAGTTTCTTGAGTTTTGGACAAAAAACTATCCTGATATCGTAACTGGTTGGAACATTAAGTTCTTTGACTTCCCGTACCTCGTAAACCGATTCAATAGAATTCTTTCCGAGCAAGATGCAAAGTCACTTTCTCCTTGGAATTATATTTCAGAAAGAACAGCAATTCTAATGGCAAAAGCTCATACAGTTTATGAGTTTGTTGGTTTACCTATGCTTGATTATATTGAGTTGTATCGTAAATATGCTCCTGGTGGTGCATCTCAAGAATCATATCGCCTAGATAATATTGCTCATGTTGAACTAGAAAAACGCAAGGTTGATTATTCTGAATATGAAAATCTACATCAACTCTATAAACTAAACTTTCAAAAGTTTATTGAATATAACATTGGTGATGTTTCTCTTATTGAAGAACTAGAAGATAAACTAAAGTTGATTGAACTTGCCTTGACTTTGGCATATGATAGTAAAACAAACTATGATGATGTTTTCACACAAGTTCGTATGTGGGATACTATTATCTACAACTTTCTACGACGAGACAATATAATCGTTCCACCAACAGAAAAGAAAAGCAAATCAGAAGCGTTTGAAGGTGCTTATGTTAAAGAACCTCAAGTAGGTAAACATGATTGGGTTGCATCGTTTGACTTGAATAGTCTGTATCCACATTTGATCATGCAATACAATCTTTCACCAGAGATGCTTGTTAATTCTGAAAATTACACAGAAGAAATGTCAAGTGTCATCAACAGTCGTGTATCAGTAGACAATCTACTGAAAAAAGAAATTGACACAACTGGATTGAACAATATAACTCTGACACCAAACGGACAGTTCTTCAGAACTGATGCACAAGGTTTTCTTCCTAAGCTGATGGCTGAGATGTATGAAGATAGAAAGAAATACAAAAAGAAATCACTTGAGGCAAAACAAGAACTTGAAAATGAGAAGAACAAATCTAAACACTTTGAGATACAGAAAAGAATAGCAAGGTTTAATAATCTACAACTTGCAAAAAAAGTATGTTTGAATTCTGCATACGGTGCGATGGGTAATGAGTTCTTTCGTTTCTATGATTTAAGAATCGCACTTGCAGTTACATCAGCAGGTCAGTTGTCAATTCGTTGGATTGAAAAGAAACTCAATGAATATATGAACAATCTATTAAAGACAACTGGAGTAGACTATGTTATTGCATCTGATACAGACTCGATTTATCTCAAGCTTGGTGGCCTTGTGGATAAAGTGTTTACGCAGACACAAACACCTGACAAAGTTATCGCCTTCATGGACAAAGTATGTGAAGATAAAATTCAACCATATATTGATCAAAGTTATCAAGAACTTGCTGAGTATGTTCATGCCTACGACCAAAAGATGCAGATGAAAAGAGAAGCTTTGGCTGATAAAGCAATCTGGACTGCAAAGAAACGATACATCATGAATGTATATAATAATGAAGGTGTGCAATATGCTGAACCTGACTTGAAAGTGATGGGTCTTGAAATGGTGAAATCATCAACACCAGCATCTATTCGTGAGAAGATGAAAGAATCAATTAAGTTAATGATGAATGGCACAGAAGAAGATGTGCAAAAATTTATTGCCGATTTCAGAGAACAATTTAAGCAATTTTCACCTGAAGAAATTTCATTTCCTCGTGGTATTCGTGGTATCAAAAAATATTCTGACTCTGTTACTTTGTATACCAAAGGAACGCCTATTCATGTTAAAGGAGCAATCATATATAATACTGCTCTCAAACAAAAAGGATTGGATAAAAAATATCCACTCATCAATGATGGAGAAAAAATCAAGTTCTCTTACTTGAAAACACCAAATCCATTCAAAGAAACAGTTATATCTTTTCCAGTAACTCTACCCAAAGAGTTTGACTTACAAAAGTATATCGATTATGATATGCAGTTCGAGAAAGCTTTTGTTGAACCAATTAAAGTCGTTCTAGATTGTATGAATTGGAATATTGAGAAGCAAAGTACACTTGAGGATTTCTTCGGATGATAATCGTCATATTAACATTATTAAATGCCATATTTTTATCTGCCGTTGCTGCATACTATTCAGTAATAGGTCTAGCAGCAATCTTTCCAGGTTCATTCTGGCCTGTCGTTTTGATGGGTTCTGTCTTAGAATCTGCAAAACTGATAACTGCATCATGGCTATATCGTAACTGGAAAACAGCACCAAAAATATTAAAGTATTATTTGACTTCTGCTGTTGCCATTCTGATGCTCATCACATCAATGGGTATCTTTGGGTATCTCTCTAAAGCACACCTTGAACATGCATCAGATATTAGTCCTGTTGCTGACAAAGTTGCAGTGCTTGATGAGAAAATACAAACTCTAAAACAGAATGTTGAATCTAATAGAAAAACACTAAAACAACTTGATGAGGCTGTTGATAATGTTATGGCTCGTTCAGATTCGGAACGAGGAGCAGAAAGATCCATTCAAATTAGAAAATCACAACAAAAAGAAAGAAATCAACTCAATGAAGAAATAACCAAAACACAAAAAGAAATTGCAAAACTAACAGAAGAAAAAGTACCTCTCACAATAGAATTACGAAAAGCTGAATCTGATTTTGGTCCTATTAAATATGTGGCTGAACTTATCTATGGATCTGGTGAAAAAGATATTATCGACAAAGCAGTAAGATTGGTAATTATTTTAATTATGATTGTATTTGATCCTCTTGCTGTGCTATTATTGATAGCAAGTAATATTTCCTTTGCGTCTTTAGAGAGAAAACCACCGAAGAAAACATATGATGAAAGAGAAAAGAACCCTGTATACCAGAGGGTACTTGAAAAAGTACAGGAAGCGAAAAGAAAGCTTGAGGAAGATCAAGATCCTCCTAATGAAGAAGTACCCAGGAAAGAAGAACCTAGACCTGAGAAAAGGTCTGATGAGATTCTACAAGTTTCTAAAGAAAATGTCATAGTCATAGACGAAGCATCTGGTGAATCAATACCACCTATCACTAAAGAACCTACGCATGAAAAGGTAGAAACGCATGTTGCTCCTGGTTTATATAAAGTTGAACATGTTGTAGCAAAAAAACTAGAACCTAAATACGATTACGATGAACCTTTAGCCTTTAAAGAAAAGGATAATAAATGAGCATATTAGATAAGATCAAAAAGAATAGCAGCATTAAAGAATCTGCTATTTTATCAAAATCAAAATTCTTTACACAGAAGGATATGATTCCCACTTCTGTACCAGCTATTAATATTGCATTAAGTGGTAAGCTAGATGGTGGATTAACTCCTGGTTTAACTATGTGGGCAGGACCATCAAAACATTTCAAAACCGCCTTCAGTCTTTTGATGGCTAAATCTTATTTGGAGAAATACAAAGATGCAGCCCTTTTATTTTATGATTCTGAGTTTGGTACTCCTCAATCTTATTTTACCTCATTCAATATTGATACCGATAGGGTGCTCCATACTCCTATTACTGATATCGAACAGTTGAAATTTGATATAATGAATCAACTAACGAATCTTGAACGAGATGATAAACTTATTATCGTTATTGATTCTATTGGTAACCTAGCGTCAAAGAAAGAAGTCGAAGATGCACTAGATCAAAAGTCTGTCGCTGATATGAGTAGAGCAAAACAAATCAAGTCTTTGTTTCGTATGGTGACACCACATCTCACTATGAAAGACATACCTATGATTGTTGTGAATCACACATATAAAGAGATTGGTATGTTCCCAAAAGACATTGTTGGTGGTGGTACAGGATCATATTATTCTGCTGATAACATCTTCATTATTGGTAGACAACAAGAAAAAGAAGGACAAGAAATTGTCGGTTATAATTTCATAATTAATGTAGAAAAGAGTAGATATGTTAAAGAAAAATCAAAGATACCTATTTCTGTATCCTTTGACGGTGGTATTAGCAAGTGGTCTGGTTTATTGGATATTGCACTCGAAAGTGGTCACGTAACAAAACCAAGTAACGGCTGGTATTCTCGTAGAGATGAAGATGGAGTGTATGAAGATAAAAAATATAGGCTGAAAGATACAGACACCAAAGATTTTTGGCTTCCTGTATTAAAACAAAAGTCCTTCCGTGAATTCATTGAAAGCAAATACTGTATTGCAAATGGAGAAATCATTTCCGATGATGAAGTGGAAGAAGTGTTTGATGTTGAAACTACAAATGGAGTGTAAAATGACAGAAGGAATAGACTATTGTTTCATCTATCCAAAAGATGATCCAGAATCAGTACACATTCGTTTACTAACTGGCAAATACGAAAATACAGTATTCAAATATGGTAAAGTAAAGTTTGAAGAAAAAAATGAGGATGTGTATTTACTTTTTGCTTATGATGTGTTAGAATCTACAATTGATACACCTAAGAAGTTGGAAAAAGATATAGACTTCAAAAATTACTTAGGTGATTTACTGGTACAAATCATGTCGGGCAATCTTGAACAGGATATTATTGATGAAACTGGAACAGACGATACTAAAGAATCTGATTTACAATGATGAGTATTTACGAAAAGTTATTCCTTTTCTAAAAGCAGAATACTTCTCAGACAGAACCGAAAGAACAATTTTTGATGAAATAATATCATTCGTATCGTCTTACAACTCTCCACCAACGATTGAAGCTATTACACTTGCCGTCAAAGAGAAGAAAAATCTTACAGATGACCAAGTGACTCAATGTGAAACGTATCTACAAGAAATTGTTGAAACTTCAAAGGAGATTTCAAAAATCGACTGGCTCCTTGACAAATCCGAGATATTTTGTCAAGAAAAAGCGATTTATAATGCCGTCTTGGCATCTATTTCTATTCTTGATGGAAAAGATAAAGCACAGGAAAAAGGAGCTATTCCCAAGATACTCGCAGACGCATTGGGTGTAGGTTTTGATACAAACATTGGACATGATTACTTAGAAAACTCTGATGAACGATATGAATTTTATCATAGGAAAGAAGAACGTATTCCGTTTGATCTTGAATACTTCAACAAAATTACAAAAGGTGGCCTTCCAGCTAAGACTCTTAATATCGCTTTGGCTGGTACCGGTGTTGGTAAGTCTCTTTTTATGTGCCATGTTGCCGCTGGCTGTATGGTACAAGGGAAGAATGTTCTCTACATCACAATGGAGATGGCAGAAGAAAAAATTGCGGAACGAATAGACGCCAATCTATTGAATGTGACCATTGATGAACTTACATCGTTGTCAAAAGAAATGTATGATAAGAAGGTGCAAAGAGTAAGAAATAACACAACAGGAAAACTTATCATCAAAGAATATCCTACCGCAGCAGCATCTACTGTACATTTTAGGACACTTCTAAATGAACTTCATCTCAAACGTAGCTTCACTCCTGACATTATTTTTATTGATTATCTTAATATTTGCGCCTCTGCAAGAATCAAAGCAGGAGCAAATGTCAACTCATACACCTACGTCAAATCCATTGCCGAAGAACTGCGAGGTCTTGCAGTTGAGTACGGAGTACCAATCGTTAGTGCTACACAGACTACAAGAAGCGGATTTACTTCATCTGATCCCGGGCTCGAGGACACAAGTGAGTCTTTTGGTCTGCCAGCAACCGCAGACTTGATGTTTGCTTTGATAACATCAGAAGAACTTGAAGCATTGAATCAGATTATGGTCAAACAATTAAAGAATCGTTATTCCGATCCTACAACACACAAGAGATTCGCTGTTGGTATTGACAAATCAAAGATGAGACTGTATGATGTTGAACAAGCGGCACAAGATGGTATTGTTGATGCGGGTAAAGTTGACGATAAACCTTTGAATTCATTTGGTGAGAGAGAACGAATGTCATCAATGAAAAAGAAGTTTGGTGGATTCAAAGTATAAATATTTGATTATAACCTAATTCCTAAAACGACATGAGTGCAGCATCAGATAAATTTGAACAAGATGTAGCAAAAGAAATCAACAAGCTACCAGGTATTAAGGCTTCTAGACCATCAGTTGGTACAGATTTCTCCGATGTTAAAGTTGAATATAAAAACATAAAGACTTGGGTTGAAGTTAAAATGTCTCATACCGACAATTTATCCAACCCTAGAGTCTATTATGAAAAAGGTCAATGGAGAACAACATACAAAACGCCTACAGCCTTTGCTGCTGTAGAAATTCTGAACAAGTCTCAAGAAGCAAAAAAATTCATTGATGCGATTTCTAAGTATTCTGGTATACCAAAAAAAGATATTAAAATTCCTACAACGAAGTCGGGATTGAAAGAACCTGGTGCAGTTCCGCTTCATGTCATGAAGTCTTTTTTTGATCAACCAGGAATCAATCGTTATATTGCGAATGACGAAAATCGTGATCTAGGTAAACTAGTAACTGAGCATTATACAGAAGGTAAAACTGAACCAGCATACTATATGCAAGCAGGAGATGATTTCTATAGAGTTTCAAACAAGAATCCTTTAGGTCTTGATACGTCAATACCTCTACTAAAAGGCTCTGGTGATTTTAAAGTCCGTGTTGCAACCCGTTCAGAATTTTATGAAGTGCAAGCCGAAATCAAAATCAAAAAAATGCCAAACAGTAAATTTTCTGTGGCACCAAAAACTAAAAAAGAAAATCCATTTATGGGAATGAAAAAATGAGTTTATCATATGATTTTGATAAAGTATTCAAAGAATACCAGAATGCTACTGATGATTTTGGGTTCTCTGCCGTATCAGAAGAAGAATACAATTCGGTAATAAACAAAACAGCAGAAACAGCAGATGATTATAAAACACGTTTGAATGAAGTAGAAAAACTTATTATACCATTCTTACAAAAGTTATATCAAACAGCAGACAAAGAATACATTTATTGGCCAAACAGAAAGCCAGTAATAGAAAAACAAATTGAGAGGATATTAAAACTCACCCGTGGATGATGTTGACCTAAAGGTATAGGAAATGTCAGACGATATCAAACCAGATTTTAAAAAATTCAAAAACAAAAAGAAGCTAACAGTACCAGAAGAATTTCTAGATAATGCAAAAAGTTATGAAGATAAACAGATGCTCGTAAGAGTATTGACAGAAAGAGAAAAAGGAAGAGTTCTATTGATAATGAAGTCACTTTTGGCTGATGCAGTAAAATCAAGAAACCGAAAATGAAACAATTACTTGAAATGCTACCCAAAATCTTAGGCATGATGCCTGAGATTGTGAAATACATAAAGTACATTCCAATAATTATGGTGTTAGCGGGTATTGGTTATGGAGTGTATTATGTAACAAAGAACTACAGAGATCCTTACGTGTGCTATGATAATGAAATCTATGAACAAATATCAATCACATCAGGTGTTTATAAATTTAAAGGTGGGTATTGCATAAGCGATAAGTGAGGTTATTATGAGTGCAGTGGTAATTATTCCGACTACTGGAGCTGATACAGTAAAACGCTCCATTGAAAGTGTTTTATCCCAAACCTATCCGACAACTTGTTATGTTGTCTGTGATGGTAATCAATTCAGAGGTAAAGTCAAAGTTATTGTTGACAACTACCTATCAAATAAAAATATTAAACTCTGTTTCTTGCCAGACAACGTAGGTGCTAATGGATTCTATGGCCATAGAGTTTATGCTGCGTTCTCCCATTTAGTTAATGAAGATTACGTTATGTTTCTGGATCAAGATTGTTGGTTTGAAGATAATCATGTTCAGTCCTGCGTGAACACAATTCAATCTAAAGAATTAGATTGGACGTATTCTTTGAGAAAAATTACCGACAAAGATGGAAACTTCTATTGTAATGATGACTGTGAAAGTCTTGGTAAATGGATAGCATGGACAAATACACACCATATTGACACAAATAGTTATTGCGTTCGTCGTGAAATCCTGATAAGATTAGCATCTACGTTGCATGGTGGGTGGGGTCAAGATAGAGTGTTCTTCAATACAATAGCAACCAACTTTCAGAAGTGGGATTGTACAAGAAGATACACAGTCAACTACAGAGTTGATGGTAATGCAGGTTCTGTGACAAAAGGATTCTTTGATCAAGGTAATAAAGTGATGCATGATTTTTATAAAGGAAAACTTCCTTGGCAAGACAATTGATAGTAGGTAAAACTAGTTTTATTGGTAATGAACTAGCTAAACTGAAAAATTTTGATATTGTAGCATACAAAGATATTCATCATGTTGACTTTTCTCAATATGATGGCGTTATCAATTGTGCATTGAATCCTGTGTTTAAAACTCAAACATATGATGAAAAAATTGATGTTGATTATGAGATAGCAAAACTTGCGTATGAAAATAATTGCCATTATGCAATGATTTCAACCAGAAAGGTTTATGGATCATCATCAGAACTGAAAACATATACAGAAGAAAGTCCTACAAATCCATTTGACTTCTATAGTGAAAACAAATTGATTTGTGAGAATAAAATTCTAAATGAGTTTGGGGATAAAGCAGTCATAGTCAGAGGATCTAATTTGTTTGGATTTGAATTGGGTAGGCAATCTTTCATGGGCTTCTGTATGGATCAATTGAAGCACAGTGAAAAGATTGTATTTTCAATTA